AGCGTTATCTGGTCTATAGTGCTTCTTCTTATTGGAGTTGCTTATATCATTTACTATATACTAGGTATTGATGAGAGAGAGTCTTATGGGAGCAATGACGCCACCGAGTCGGAAGAGTTGTTACAACTTCCGAGTGACCGAGATCAACAGAGTAGTTGATGGAGATACGATTGATGTCACAATCGACTTGGGATTCGATCTTTACAAGAAAGAAAGAGTTAGAGTCGCAGGAGTAGATACACCAGAGAAGCGTACAAGAGATTTGGAGGAAAAGAAACTTGGACTCGACGCAACAGTCTGGCTACAAGAAAAACTTGAAGGTGCTATTGAAGGTGATGATGATCTTGTTATTAGGACTGAACTTGTTGGCGGTGTTGGGAAATATGGGCGTCTTCTTGGTTGGTTATACATTGGGGATGGAGATGTGTCCCTCAACGAACAAATGATTGAAGAAGGTTATGCTTGGGCATATGATGGTGGAACAAAACAGAAGAATTTTGAAGAGTTAAGAGAAATTCGTAGGCAGTATGGAACCCTTTCCTGAACCTTCAGAAGAAGAATATGATTATACAATGTACGTTCGTATAGAAGAGATACGTATGTTGTATAATCATATTTGTTACGCAATCGAAACATGGCCTGGTTCTCCTAGGAGACCAGCAGAAGAACAGGAGTATCTAAAAACTCTCAAGAACCGCCTGTTTGCAATGCTTGCGGACTATTCATTTACAAAACTTGACACCGACAAATAAATCGTAATCATTTGTTACACTATTATTTCCTACATACGCTATAATACATTTGTAGCTGAGCGTAACAAATATGCTAGGTGCTTACCTTATAGTCACAGTCGTAATTCTATGCGTAGCATATGCTGGTGTAGAAGAAACGATGCGACTTTTCGCGTACTTGGATTTACATCTACGTTACAGTTGGATTAGATTTAGGATGATGCTATTGCGTCGTAAGTTAAAACAACAACTTTTAAAAGATCTACCTGAATACAACAAACTCATAAAGGAGATGTCTAAAGATGACCAACGATAAGGAACTGTCAGATCTGTCATTAAGCAGAAAAGAATGTCCGAAGTGTGGTGCTGTCTGGATCAATAACCAACATTACTGGTCTGGCACAGGTGTTAAAGGAAATGAAATAGATCTCGCTGGTCTTGTTTGCAACAAACTAGGCGATACCCAATGCATCAATCCCCAGAAAGGCGCTGAAGGTGGCGACAACTGGGAGAAGCGTCTTGAAGACTTAAGCAATCTTGAAGAAAAATCTGATCGATAAATACTAGTGGTGAACTAGGATTTATTAGTGGCAGTAACTAATGATGTATATTTGGGGAACCCGAATTTAAAAAAAGCGGGAACCCCAATTCAATTTACAAAAAAGCAAATTGATGAATGGATCAAGTGTAAGAATGATCCTATCTATTTTGCTATGAATTACATCAAAATTATCTCGCTAGATGAAGGATTAGTTCCTTTTAGCATGTATGATTTTCAGAAAAATATTTTGAGGGATTTCCATGCGAATAGATTCAACATCGCAAAACTCCCAAGACAAACAGGAAAATCTACTACGGTTGTCGCTTATCTTCTTTATTACGCAATTTTCTACGATAGCGTTAACATTGGCATTCTTGCTAACAAGGCTAGCACAGCAAGGGAACTTTTAGGTAGGTTACAACTTGCTTACGAAAATCTACCAAAGTGGATGCAACATGGTATCCTGGTATGGAACAAAGGTAATGTGGAGTTAGAAAATGGCAGTAAGATATTGGCAGCTTCTACGTCTGCAAGTGCTGTCCGAGGCATGTCGTTTAACATTCTCTTCCTCGACGAATTCGCCTTCGTTCCAAACCATGTTGCGGAGCAATTCTTTGCCTCTGTTTATCCTACTATTACTTCTGGTAAGTCAACGAAAGTCATAATCATTTCAACGCCTAATGGCATGAACCACTTCTATAAGATGTGGGAAGATGCTAGGAGAGGTAAGAATGATTATGTTACTAATGAAGTCCATTGGTCACAGGTTCCTGGAAGGGACTCCAAGTGGAAAGAAGAAACGATTAAGAACACATCACCAAGACAGTTCGCACAGGAGTTTGAATGCGACTTCCTTGGATCTGCTGACACTTTAATTAGTCCAGCAAAACTACAAAACATTCCTTTCGCAGACCCCATCGCTAGCAATGCAGGACTTGACGTGTATGAGAGAGTCCAAAAGGATCACGAATATATTATTACTGTGGATGTTGCCCGAGGAATTGGTGGCGACTACAGTGCTTTCCTCGTGTTTGATATCACCACAGTCCCGTATAAGATCGTTGCGAAGTACAGAAATAATGAGATTAAACCTGTATTGTTTCCCTCAGTAATTTTTCAAGTTTGTAAAGAATACAATAATCCATATGTTCTAGTAGAAGTTAATGATATTGGTGATAGTATTGCTTCTACTCTCAACTATGATTTAGAGTATCCTAATGTCCTTATGTGTGCTATGCGTGGTAGAGCAGGACAAATTGTAGGACAAGGATTCTCAGGAAACAAAACACAACTAGGTGTCAAGATGAGTGTGACCGTGAAGAAGATTGGTTGCGCTAACCTCAAAGCAATTATTGAAGAAGATAAATTAGTTTTTAATGACTTTCAGATTTTCCAAGAGCTTACTACATTTGTACAGAAGAAACAAGCATGGGAAGCAGATGAAGGATACCATGATGACCTTGTAATGTGTATGGTTCTTTTTGCATGGTTAGTCATGCAAGAGTATTTCAAAGAAATGACTGATCAAGATATTAGAAGGAGAATTTATGAAGAACAAAGAAATCAGATTGAGCAAGATATGGCTCCTTTTGGGTTTGTTGATGATGGTATGGGTGATGATACCTTCATTGATGCAGACGGAAATCTGTGGGAATATGGAGATAAGCAAGAAGAAGTTGGTTATATGTGGAATTACTAATGGACATAGAAGATCAATTTAGTTTAGAACATCTTCTTTTTAAAGAGAGGAGATGTCGTACTTGTGGTGTAACTAAAGATTTAATATCTGATTTTTACTTGACTAGAAAAAATAAAAGAGGAAATCCGTCAGCATATGCATACGAATGTAAAGAATGTACTGTAATGCGAATAATTGCTAGTAGATTATCAGATAGGATATTAGACCGCTGGGAGTATCCAGATTGGTAGTTCATGCAAAGCTCACCACCTCTGAAGAAGTCAAAAATCTAAATACTTACAGATAAATTTGATATCTAAGAGGTAAAAATACATGGCAAGTCAAGTCTCGCCTGGTGTTGTTATTAGAGAACGTGATTTTTCCAATGCTGTTGTTGTAGGAGCTACCGCTATTCGTGGCGCTTTTGCTTCTTCCTTCCGCAAAGGACCCGTAGGCAAAATTGTTAACATTGGTTCCGAAAGAGAACTTATCGATACGTTCGGTACACCATCCGAGGCTAACGCTGGCGATTGGTTGGTTGCTTCCGAATTCCTCCGCTACGGCGGACAACTAGCAGTTGTTAGAGCAGCAACTGCAGTTTTAAATGCTACCGAGAGTGGTAGCGGTGTTCTTATCGGTGATAAGGATGCTTTCGATGCAGGTGTAACTTCTGAGAAGTTTGCCGCTCGTGACGCTGGTGCTGATGGCAACAACCTTCGCGTTGTAGTTGTTGATCGTGGTGCTGACTGGGTTATCACAACTGCATCTGCTCATGGACTGGTTGCTGGTGGAACATATACCGATGATGCTGCTGTATCATATGAAGTATATGCTGCACCAACTACAACAACTTTACATGTTGTTGGAACAACCACTCCAACTCCTGCTGCTGGCGATACTGCAGTTGCTTGGGATTATAACTCACAAGCAATCGCTTCCACTGGTTTAACTTATAAAGCAATTGCTCCACGTCCTGGTACTTCAGCATTCGCATCCGAGCGTTATCTTTCATACGACGAAGTTCATGTTGCTGTAATTGACGAAAGCACAAACACGGTTATTGAAAGAATGACATATCTTTCAAAACTCTCTGACGCTAAGACACCTGAAGGTGCTTCAGCATACTGGAAAGATTATGTCAATGAGTATTCACGTTACATCTATGCTGGTGCTTCTCTCAGTTCTTCTGAAGTAACAACTGTTGGTGAAGATCCTGGTGCTGCAGCAGCATCTTATGGTGCTACTGCTGGTGCTCCACTAGCACTTGCTAGAATTCTACCTACGGCAGGCGGCGCTCTATCAGGTGGTACTGATGACTACGCATATTCTGCTGGTGAAATTCAAACAGCATATGACGAGTTCCTAGATACCGAACAGACCACCGTTGATTTTGTTCTAATGGGTGGAGATGGTGCTAATGAGACTGACACGATCGCTAAGGCACAAGCAGTTGCTTCTGTTGCTAACAGCAGAAAGGATTGTGTAGCATTCATCTCACCTTGGACTGGAACACAAGTCGCAACCTCTGGTGGTGCTGCTTTAACTCCATCACAGCAACTAGCAAATACTCTAGACTTCTTTAGCAATATTGGATCTTCTTCTTATGTTGTCCTAGATAGTGGAGTCAAATACACTTATGATCGCTTTAACGATAAGTATCGTTACGTTGGTTGCAATGGTGACGTTGCAGGTCTTTGCGTTTCAACTTCTTCAATTCTCGATGATTGGTTCTCACCTGCTGGTTTGAATCGTGGTGGTCTTCAGAATGTTGTAAAACTAGCGTTCAACCCTAACAAGGCACAACGCGACGATCTCTATACTAATAGAATCAACCCAATCGTTTCACTCCCTGGTTCTGGTCCTGTTCTATTCGGTGATAAGACTGGTCTTTCTTCGCCTTCTGCTTTCGATCGTATTAACGTTCGTCGTCTCTTCCTTAACGTTGAGAAGAGAGCAAGAGCACTTGCTGAGGGCGTACTTTTCGAGCAAAATGACAGCATCACTCGTGGAGGGTTTGCTGCTTCTATGTCTTCTTACCTCTCTGAGATTCAGGCACGTAGAGGTGTCATTGACTTCTTAGTTGTCTGTGACGAAACAAACAACACACCCGAAGTCATTGATAGAAATGAGTTTGTTGCTGAACTCTATCTCAAACCCACACGCTCTATCAACTTTGTAACAGTTACTGTAACTGCTACTAGAACTGGAGTTTCATTCACTGAAGTCGTCGGTAGATGACAATTAGTTATAGAGAACAAATTACGAGGTAATCAACAATGGCACTGTCAAACGTTTCAAATTTCTTACAGACTATCGGACAGGGCGTTAAGCCCAATATGTTCCTGGTGGATGTTCAGTTTCCTGCTTCCTTAGCAAAGCAAGGTGAGGATCTAAATCTTACAAATATTCTTTGTAAGTCCGCAGCACTTCCTGGTTCTAACTTGGGAGTTATCGAAGTTCCTTTCCGTGGTAGAACAGTTAAAATCGCTGGTGACCGCACCTTCGATACCTGGACTGCTACCTTCTTCAACGATAAGGATTTCAAACTCCGTTCGTTCTTCGAAGAGTGGGCAAACAACATCAACACCCACGAAGCAAACACTTCACCTCTCTTTACTCCATCAACCACTTCTGGTTACATGGCAGATCTTAAAGTAGATCAACTAGAAAAAGATGCAAGTGAAGAAGGAGCAATTCTCAGAAGATATACTCTCAAATATTGCTTCCCAACCAACGTTTCTCCTATCGATCTTGCTTATGACAGCAACGATCAGATTGAAGAATTCACCGTTGAGTGGCAGTATTCCTACTTCACTGCTGAAGCAGGAACCAGAGATGGTGTTTCTGGCATTGGCGTAGTCTGATAAATAGTTGGAACGTCCAACTATTGAATAGATAATCATGAGTCAGTTATTTGGCTTCCAGATTAACAGAAAGGAGGGACAGAAGGGGCAATCCCCTGTCCCTCCTTCTGCTGATGAACCCATCGCCGTAGCGGCAGGTGGGTATTATGGAACGTATGTAGATACGGATAATCAAGCTCGTAATGAGTTTGAGATGATTCGTCGTTATCGTGACATGGCAATTCACCCTGAAGTGGATAGTGCTGTTGATGAAGTTGTAAATGAGTTTATCGTAAGCGATGCTTACGATTCACCTGTAGAAGTAAATTTAGATAATCTAGAAGTTGGTGCTGGTGTAAAAACTAAAATTCGTAATGAGTTTGAATATATCAAACGTCTGTTGAACTTTGACAATCGCGCACATGAGATTGTTAGAACTTGGTATATTGATGGAAGGTTATTTTATCATAAGGTCATTGACCTAGACAATCCAAAGAAAGGTATTACGGAACTTCGTTACATTGATCCAATGAAGATCAAGAAGGTTCGACAAAAAATTGATAATAAACCAAAAGATTCTCTAGCAAAAGCAGCAATCAAAGGAACTGCGCTTGAATATGAATACGGAACTTTTGTTGATTATTATCTTTACAATCCGAAAGGATTTTATAAAGGTGGAGCATTAGGACCAATTGGTGATATGTCATTATCCCAAGGTGTCAAGATGGCAGTGGATAGTGTTACATTCTGTCCATCTGGACTACAAGATTTAAACAAAAGAATGACTCTTGGTTTCCTCCATAAGGCAATCAAGTCTCTGAATCAACTAAGAATGATTGAAGATAGTCTTGTTATTTACAGACTATCGCGTGCTCCTGAACGCAGAATTTTTTATATTGATGTTGGTAATCTACCAAAAGTAAAAGCAGAACAATACTTACGTGATGTTATGTCGCGCTATCGCAACAAACTAGTCTATGACGCACAGACTGGTGAGATGCGTGATGATAAAAAACATATGAGTATGCTAGAGGATTTCTGGTTGCCTCGTAGAGAGGGTGGTCGTGGAACTGAGATCACAACTCTACCTGGAGGACAAAATCTTGGCGAACTTAAAGACGTTGAGTATTTTAAAAAGAAGCTTTATAACTCTCTCAATCTTCCCCCTTCTAGACTTACAGACGATAACAAAGGATTTAACCTTGGTAAAACAACTGAAGTCCTCCGTGACGAACTCAAGTTTACCAAGTTCATTGGAAGATTACGTAAAAGATTTAGCGAACTTTTCCACGATATTCTCAAGACCCAACTCATCCTCAAAGGAGTAATCTCTCCCGAAGACTGGGATGACATGAAGGAGCATATTCAGTATGACTATCTCTTTGATAATCACTTCAATGAACTAAAAGAAATTGAAATGATGAACCAAAGAATGATGACTGTCACTCAGATGGATCCATTTGTTGGTAAATATTTCTCCGCAGAACATATTCGCCGCCATGTTCTTGGTCAGAAAGATACTGAATATAAGGAAATTGATAAGCAGATGAAGAAAGAGATTTCTTCTGGTCTTGCTATTGATCCAACAGAAACAAATGCTATAGATCAATTAACAGCAGCTAATACTGCCCTTGCTCCTGAAATTCAAGCACAACAGGCAGATGATGCAGCGGAGAGACAAGAAATTGCTGCTGATGCTGCGATGGAAAGAGAGGTGAAGAGAGAGAAGTCCGCGCCCCAAAAATCTAGTGGTGATAAATAAAGTATATCGAAAACAATATTATGCCTGAAACAAATTTTCCTGGAGAAGTTTCGATTGTTGATAAAATCAGCAATCAAGATCGCGCTTCAGCAATTGATGCTATTCATGATCTTCTTTTTGCCAAAGCATCCGATGCGATGGCAGACTATAAGAAAGTTGTAGCGAATACATTCTTCGATGAACCAACAGAGACAGAGACCGATGAAACTGATAACGGAACAGATTGAAAACGTTACAATCCTTACAGAGGAAAAGGACGGAAAGAAGCTTCTCTATATTGAGGGCGTCTTTCTTCAATCGGAACTGACAAATCGTAATGGTCGTAGATATCCATTCGAAGTTCTCAACCGCGAGGTAGAGAGATACAACGAAGAGTATGTTAAAACCAAACGTGCTTTAGGAGAACTCGGTCATCCTGATGGTCCAACAATTAATCTTGATAGAGTGTCACATAGAATTACAAACCTCCGCTCTGAAGGAAATAACTTCATGGGCAAGGCACAAATTCTCGATACTCCAATGGGAAAGATTGCGAAATCTTTACTTGGTGAAGGTGTTCAACTTGGCGTTTCATCTCGCGGTATGGGAAGCATCGACAAACAAGAAGGTGTTTCAATAGTCCGTGATGATTTTATGCTAACAACTGCTGCTGATATTGTAGCAGATCCTTCTGCTCCTGATGCTTTTGTTAATGGCATTATGGAAGGTAAAGAGTGGATTTGGGATAATGGTATTTTAAAGGAGCGTGAAATTGCTAAATATCAACGTTATGTTGATGAATCACGCCGCGATTTGGAAGAAAGAACGCTCAAAGTTTTTGAGCATTTTCTCTCAAATCTTTGAATTCATAAATAATTTTATAGTAATTAAACGGAAATTAAGAGGTAAGCTCAAATGTCAGATATGCTAAACGAAAAATTTGAGGAGTTCGTTACCGAGCAAAAGGTGATTGTAGAAGCTGGCGATCCTATGCCAACCGTTTCTGCTAACGTTATCCCTGGCACTGGTAGTGAGCCCTCTCAGGTTTCTGACGCACAGACTAGTTCTGGTAGCGGCAAGGATCCTATGCCAACAGTTCAGCCAGGCGTTGCTCCTGGTCAATCTGCTCCTACAGATCTTGGTGGAACTTCCACTACTCCTAACGAGCATGATGATGACGGCGAAGAAAATCCTGGCGCTAAAGCAGCAGCACCTGTTTCGCAGGTATCTGGCGATCCTCAACTAGCATCAAAGAAAGATGCTGGTGATGCCCGTCCTTCAGTTGGTGCTGATGTAGCATACGGCACAAATATGGGTAGTGCGGTTACTTACCCAATCAAACCTTCCATGGAAAGCATCGACG